CGTCACGTCGCACGCCTGGGCCGCGCTCGCGGTGGCCTGGACGGCGCAGCAGGAGGGGCAGTGACCTTGGTCTGCATCCCCATCGGCCCCGGCAACTGGGCAGAGGCCCGCTTCTGCTACTCCGGCCCGCAGACCGCGCCGATCCTGGCGCGCGTGGGCGAGGTGTTCACGCTGGCGGGGGTTACGTGGCGCATCAAGAGGGTGGAGCCCTGATGCCCACCGCCCGCCTCCCCGACGGCCGAGAAGTGGACACCGCCTCCGAGGAATGGCGGCACTTTTGCGAAGCCCGCGCGATCCTCGCCCTGCCAACGCTCGGCCAGCGCCGTGAGTGGCTGGAAAGCATTGAGCGCAAGCGCGGGAAGAAAGAGGCTGACCGCCTCAAAGCCACGATGCTGGCGATTCACAAACAAGTGAGCGGGCACTAACATAGCGGCATGGAAAATCCCACAATGCGGAAACCTGGGAAACCGGGGCGGCCAAAAGGACTACCGAAGACCGGCGGAGGATCGCGCAAGGGTGTTCCGAACAAGAGCACCGCGACGGCACGAGAGGCCATCGCGCGCTTCGTTGACGGCAACGCCGACCGGCTGAACGGCTGGCTTGACGAGGTTTACATGCAGGACGGGCCGAAAGCCGCGCTCCAGTGCTTTGCCGACTTCGTGGAGTTCCACGTTCCCAAGCTGGCGCGCACTGAGCTGACCGGCAAGGACGGTGGGCCTATGCAGATCGTGGCGAGCAAAGAGGATCAGGCGCTTTGAAGCTGACCGCGCGCCAGCAGGAAGCGCAGAAGGTGCTAGCCGGCCCTGCGACTCACTGCATGCTGTTTGGGGGCTCGCGCTCTGGCAAGACGTTTCTGCTGGTGCGGAACGTGGTGTTCCGTGCGCTGAAGGCCCCAAACAGCCGGCACGGCATCTTTCGGTTCCGCTACAACCATCTACGCGCCTCGGTTGTGCTCGACACCTTTCCCAAGGTGATGCGGACGGCGTTCCCGGGCGTCGAGTGGACGCCGCATGTGCAGGATGGCTACGTCGATCTTCCCGGCGGCAGTCAGATTTGGTTTGCTGGCCTGGACGACAAAGACCGCACCGAGAAGATTCTCGGCATGGAGTTTGCTACGCTCTACTTCAACGAGTGCAGCCAGATTCCGCACGGCTCGATTGATACCGCCATGACCCGCCTCGCGCAGCGGGTGCAGACCAACATCCAAGGCGCAGAGCCTGGCCTGCTGAAGCTGAGGGCCTACTACGACTGCAACCCGCCCAGCCAAGCGCACTGGACATACCGCCGGTTCGTGCAGAAGGTTGACCCCGAGACGCGCGAAGGTCTACGGCACCCTGGCGACTATGTGGCGTTCAGCATCAACCCGGCCGACAACCGGGACAACCTGAGCCCTGAGTATCTGCAGCAGCTCGAAAGCTTGCCGGCGCGCATGCGGGCGCGGTTCCTTGAGGGGCGCTTTGCTGACGCGAACCCAAACGCGCTGTTTCCCGAGGAACACATCGACCGCTGGCGAGTCATCGACGGCAAGTTGCCCGATATGGTGCGCGTCGTGGTCTCAGTTGACCCGTCAGGCGCGGACGACACCGACAACGCCGACAACGACGAGATTGGCATTGTGGTCGTGGGCCTCGGCACTGACGGCAATGCCTACCTGCTGGAAGACTGCACCATCAAGGCCGGCCCGGCAACCTGGGGCAAGGTGGCAACTAGCGCGTATGACCGTCACCAGGCGTCATGCGTGGTGGGTGAGGGGAACTTTGGCGGTGCGATGGTGCAACACCCCATCCAAGTAGCCAGGCCGAGAACCCCGTTCAAGATGGTTTCCGCCAGCCGAGGCAAGGTGCAGCGCGCCGAGCCGTTCTCGGCCCTGTACGAAGCCGGCAAGGTGCGCCATGTGGGCATGTTCGCCAAGCTGGAAGACGAGCTGGCCGGGTTCTCGACTGCTGGCTACACCGGCAATCGTTCGCCAAACCGCGCCGACGCGCTGGTGTGGGCGCTGGCCGAGCTGTTCCCGGCTATGACCGCCGGGCAGACAAAGCGCAAACCAATCCCCGTATCCAGCCCGCGAGGATCATGGATGTCGGCCTAGTCTTGCAAAGTGAGTGAGTGCTAGCTAACATGCTGCAATGGGGAAAAAGCAGCAGGACGGGCTACAGCGCGCCAAAGAGTGCTACGAAGACCTGCACGACCAGTGGGCGGACAACCGCCGCCGGATGCTGGAGGACTTGGAGTTCTCCAATCCCGTTGAGCCCCAGCAGTGGGACAAAGAGGCGCTAGACGCCCGCAAAGGCCGCCCGTGCCTGACGCTTGACCGCACGAACCAATACATCGTCCAAGTCGTCAACGGCGGCCGGATGAACAAGCCGGGCATCAACTGCATGCCTGTGGACAGCAGCGCCGACATTGAGGTGGCGCAGGCGTTGGATGGGCTGATCCGGCACATCGAATACCGCAGCCGCGCCGGAATGGCGTATGACTGGGCGCTTGAAGGCGCCGCCCGCTGCGGCATTGGCTGGATGCGCGTTGTGCCTCGCGTGGTGGACCCAGCGACGAACCAGCAGGAAATCTGCATCGATCGCGTGGCAGATCACCTGAGCGTGATGATCGACGGCGAGCTGCCGGACGGCTCCGACGCCATGAACGGCTTTGCGGAGACGCTGTTCCCCAAGAAGCGGTTCAAGCGGCTGTATCCCAAAGCCAGCACCAAGAGTTGGGAAGGCGCCGGGGATGGCACATGGATCGTCGGCGACATGGTGCGCGTGTGCGAGCACCAATACGTCAGCGAGGACGCCATCACGATGGTGGCAGTGAAGGCGCCGGACAACGGCGAGGAGCTGCACCTTACTGAAGCCGAGTTCGCCGACCTGGCCGCCCGCGTGGGCTACGTGCCCGAGCACCGCACCTATGCAGCAAAGTCGCGCGAGGTGCATTGGCTGACCTTCAACGGCGATGAAATCCTTGAGGAAACCATCCTGCCGGGTCAGTACATCGGCATGGTTCCCGTCATCGGTTACGAAACCTGGGTTGACGGCAAGCGCTACCTGTGCGGCGTCACGCGCCGGCTCATGCAGGGGCAGCGGGCCTACAACTACGAGCGCTCGGCGCTGATTGAGGCGGTTGCGCTCCAGCCCAAGGCGCCCATGGCTGTGGCTGCTGAGAGCATCGAGGGCCATGAGCAGCACTTCGAGGCGCTGAACACCGGCCAGCCGGCCTATCTGCCCTACAACGCGCTGGATGGCGAAGGCCGCCCACTGCCTGCCCCGCAGAGGCTCGCGCCGCCCTCGTTTCCTGCCGCGTTCGCGCAGGGCGGGCAGGTTGCCGTTTCCGACATGGAGGCGGCTGTCGGCATGTATCAGGCCAACTTGGGCATGCCGAACAACGCGACGAGCGGCCGGCAGGAGCGCGAGCGCAAGATGCAAGGCGACGTGGCGACGTTCCACTATGCCGACAACCAGGCGCGCAGCGTGGAGCACTTGGGCCGAATCATCGTCGGCATGATTCCGGCGATCTATGACACGCCTAGGCAGGCCAAGATTCTCGGCGTTGATGGTCAACAGTCGTCAGTCGAGATTGACCCGACGATGGAAGGCGCGGCCCGCAAGCAGGGTAAGAAGGTCGTCGCCATAAATCCCACGGTCGGCCGCTATGACGTGCGGGTGAAGACCGGCCCCGGCTTTGCGACCCAGCGCGAGGAAGCCGCCGAAGGCATCACAGCCATTCTGCAAGCTGCTCCGCAGTTGACGCCGATTCTGGCGCCTGAGCTGGCGCGTATGCGCGACTGGCCCAACTCCGAGAAGATAAGCCGCGCGCTTACCGCAATGGCGCCGCCGCAGGTTCAGGCGCTGCTTGGCGGTGAGGGCGAAGACCCGCAGATTCCGCCGCAGTTTCAGGCGCAGATGCAGGCTATGCAGCAGGAAGGCGCGCAGATGGCCCAAATGCTGGATCAGGCTCAAGCCGAGATTCAGCGGCTGACGGCAGAGCTTCAGAACAAGCAGGCCGACCGTGATGCAAGGCTTACTGAGGCGCAGATCGACGCCGAGGCCACGGAGCGTAAGGCGCTTATCGACGCAGAAGCAAAGGTGAGGGAGGCCGAAATCCGCGCGCAGGCCGAGGCACTGGCGTTGCAGATGAACGCGCGGCCGGAAGCGGAAGAGCCCGAGGAGTCCGAGGGCGAGTCTGAGGGCGATTCGGGCGCGCTGGCGGCAATCGTGCCCGCGCTGATGAGCCTGCAACAGCAGATTGCAACCATGGCCGCGCCGCAGCAGCCCATGGAAATCATCCACGAGCGTGACCCAGCAACGGGGCTTGTGGTGCGCAGCTACGAGCGCCCGGCGCTCAACTGACGGAGGCCAAGATTGGCTAAGTTCACTCCACCGGCCATTCTCGACAAGATGGCGGATTACATCATTGCCAACGCCACGCGCATGACGGTTTGCTCAACGCAGCCAACCACGTTTGCAGAAGCCAATTCTACGTTTGCACTGGCTGATGTGACCGTTGATGCCAGCGACTTCACAAAGGCAAATGGCGACGTGAGCGGTCGCAAGGTGACGGTGGCGGCTCAGACTGGCGTGCTGATCGACACCAGCGGCACAGCGCAGCACATTGCGCTGCTGAACGTGGCCGGCTCTGAGCTGCTGTACGTCACGACCACGACGAGCCAGGCGCTGACCGCGAACGGTTCCAACACCGTCAACGTGCCGGCGTGGGACATTGAGGTCGCAGCCCCGACCTAAGCCGAGTGCAGCGGCCCCGGAGTCCGACAAGCTGCCGCGCGTGACCCCGAGCGCGCGCGGCGGGGACACCAAGCCGCC